GTTTTTAAAATCACCAAGACCACTCATAAAATGGTTTAGACCAACTCTATGATACTCATGTTTATCTGTTATAGTTCTACCTAGTAATGGTGTTTCAATTACAATCAATGGTTTACCCTTATGATTTTTTACAATACTATTTTTTGTAAAATGATGTTGTAACACTAATTTCCACTTCTTTTTAGGTTGTTTTTTCCATGAACCAAATATAACAGCAACATCACATTCTTGATAGTCTTCTGATTTTACACAATTGCCTCCAATAGATTGTGCAAAGTTTTTTAATATAGTTCTTTGATAATCTAATGGTGTGGATTTTAAAAAGAAGTTTATTAACATTATCTACCTCGTAATATTACAGCTTCAGATAAACATTTGTTTCTAGGTCTATTTAAAAACACCTCGTATTTGTAGTTAAGGTCTTTTAACATTTGTTCATATTGTTTTAAACTAGTTTCATTGTCAATTAGTTTTACTTCAAACTCTATTAGAAATGCCTTAAATGGCACATCATAAGTTAAAATCTCTGTACAGAAATCATACCATACACCCTCAATATCAGCTTTGATAATATCTGGTTGTGGCATGTCTTCTTCCATCATCTGTTTTAAGTTCTTACACTCTACTTCAATATATGCTGGATTTTCACCAAATTGTGGTAATGGTAGTAATGAATAACATTTTGATAAATCATTCTTATCATAATAAAATTTCATTGTACCTGGTGTTTTATTATATGCGACTTGATGATATGTCATCTTGTCTTTACCAATAAAATTTGATTCAAATAATTTTACACTATCTGGTGTAGGGTCATAACAATGTATATTCATATTAGGGTTATCTTGTAACATTGATTGTTCCCAACCCACATCTCTATGTACACCTAATGATAATACATTTGTACTTTCTTTTACTACTGATTCTGGCAACCAATAATTCTTATATTGTTTAAAGTCCTGAGGTTGCATGTAAATACCTTCAAGTCTTTTTATCTCCGTTAAGAGTTCTTGTTCATTCATCTTATCTCCTTAATCTTCATATACTGGCCAATCTGTTTGAAAAGTTACATAATTTAATTGTATGCCTCTTCGTTCTACTTTAATATTTTTACCTTTATTCATACCGTGCCACTTGTTAGGTCCATGAAATATGTATCCATAATTATGCCAAAACGGTACAGTTTTTACCAACTCTAAATCTTCGTTATATAAATCTGTACCAAGATTAATACTCTCGCCTGTCTTATTGACATAGATTAAACTTGATATTAGTTTCTCAGGTATATCACAATGAGGTTTAAGCCAAAAGCCCTCTACATCATTCAATACTTCTAGTCTTACAAATGAACCAGCAAAGTCATCTTTATTACCTACCATCTTGGCAATATGTTCTCTTACTGGTCTACTACGCAATTCATTAATAAATTTTGTTAGTTCAGGATACTTTTTATAATTATCCTTTGTAATGTATTCTCGTAGTTTATGGTTTTGTTTCTCAACACCTTTTACATAACCCGACCTTGTGCCATCATGTAGAACACCATCTCTAGTCACACTAGCGTTTCTAATTTCATCCACTTGTTCATCTGTTAAAATATTTTCAATGATAAAATGTTCCCATGGATTGTCTTCATGTTTACATCTCTGTAAACTTTCTAGTAGTTTGGTTACCATATATTCTCTCCATTCAAATGCCCATATGCCTGACCTGATTTCATCTCTGCTTCAGTAAATTGAGAACACATTAATGATTTAATCCAATCTTGTCTATCACCAGCATACAAAGGGTCTTTTATTTGGTCTAGCTCATCTAAACCTAAACTCACAGGATATGCTGGACTATGTTCACTACAAAAACTAGGAACACCAGCCATAACTGCCTGTACAGCACACATAGAGTGAAAAGATACCATAGCATAACAATCTTTTAAATCTTCACTTAATGGTTTATCTATTTTCTCTCCCCAATCTGCTTTATCTTTATACTTTTCTCTAATCACAATAGGGTGTGTTCTATCGTGTTTTGCAATCTTCTTAATAATGTTTTGTGTCCATTCGTGTCTATCTATACCATACCATACTGCTGTATGATGACTAGGTGGTATGACTAAAATATGTTTACCGCCATACTGCCATGGTTTAGGTGTTAATTCATCTCTACATTTTTGATTAAGTCTTTCCATAAGTTTATCGAATCTTCTATCGACCTTATAAGACTTTTCTAGGTAATTTTTTTGAGTGTTGTTTTTACAGATACGATACCATCTGTCGCCTGTATCAGATTGTAGATAATCTTTCATAAAGAAATATGGTTGGTCAAAGTAATACCAATCTTTTTCTTTTGCGATACAAACATCATGTACTTCTTTTGTACCTCTTACTAAACCTTGAAATACTGCAACATCTGGTATTTCTAAATTCCAGTCTGGCCAACTATAATCGTAAAATCTATCAGCACCTTTACCTTTTGCACTAGCATTTTCTTTAGCAGTAAAAATTCTGTGATTATGTCTTTCACAAAATGCTTTTAGAAATGGTAATGATGATTTTTTGGTATCAAATAGATAAATTTTCATAACCAACCTTTTTAATATAATAACTATCTACAATATCAGACAATGGATTACCTGTCTTTTCTGTATCAAGTATTTTCTTCAAGTTATATTCTGGTAATTCTTTCACAAATGCCTCATACATCATATCTTTGTCTGCGTTACCTTTTCCAGTAGCACCTTTTTTAACAACACTAGGTACAACTGTATGGTAACCATACTCTTCTTCAAGTAAACGATATTTAAGAATACCACAATTTTCAGCAATCTGAAATACACCTTGGCCTTTTGAACCAAAAGAGTATCCTTCAATGAAAATAATAGGTTGATTTTGTTTGTAATCTGATAATAGGTCCATAACAAAATCTGATATGTAAGTAAATCTTTCAATAGGGTCGTTCCATTCTTTATGTTCATAACCAGTTATATTCTCACCTTGCCTACCAATCCATTTCTTCTTACTTGTTAGGTAATGAAATGAAAAAGTACCACTTCTAATGTCGTCAATATGTATAGCAGGCGAAGTTAGACTGTAATCAATTCCAATCTTCGTCTTCCATATCGACTTCACTTTCGTGTCGTTCTTCTTCGTCTTCTTCATATTCTACCTCATGTCCACAAAAAGGGCAAGTTAGTGGTTCTAAATCTTGCTCTTCAATATCCCATATTACGGTATATTTAGTTTCACAGGAGGTACAAGTTTTTTTAGATTTTTCCATTATAGTTTGAATTTTTTAAATTGGTCCTTTTCAACATCTTGTTTAATGCCACCGATAACATAAGATTCAATCTCTGTTTCTTGTGGTGCGTTTTGCATACCCTTTGAATTCAACCAATGGTCTACCCATGGTAGTGGATTTGTTTTTTGTTCGTACTGTGGTGTCAGGCCGATTGCTTTCATTCTTCGGTTTGCCATGTATTCTACAAATTGGTGTAACAGTTTTTCTGATAATCCAATCATACTTCCTTGTGAAAATAGATATGTTGCCCACCTTTTTTCCTCTTCTACAGATTCTTGATACATTTTATATACTTCTTTTTCACAATCTTTTCTAATTTTAATCATGTCTTTATCATCATTACGGTCATGCCAGTTATTGATAATAGTTTGTGACATTGCAAGGTGTTGACTTTCATCTCTTGCAATCATAGAAATAATCTTAGCAGAACCTTCAAGTAATTTTAATTCACCAAATGCAAATGAACAAGCAAACGATACATAGAATCTTAGTCCTTCAAGTATGTTTACAGATACCATAGCAAGATACATTTTCTTTTTAAGTTCTTGTAGGTCAACTTTGTCTTTGTTTAGGTGCCACTTATAACCTAGATTGATAAGGTCATCATAAGTTTTTGTTACACTCTCTGCTCTCTTTTCAATTCTATCGTCTTTAAGAATAGTATCAAAGACTTCATTAGGATTGGCATATAGATTTTTAATAATGTGTGTGTAACTTCTACTATGAATTGTTTCCATGAAATCCCATGTAACAATACAGCCTTCTAATTCTGGATTAGTAACAAATGGTAAAAATGCCAAACATGGACCTCTGCCTTGTACACTATCTAACATAGTTTGATACTTTAGATTTGATGTAAAGATAAACTTTTGTTGGTCAGATAAATCTTGATAGTCATTTCTATCTTTTTGTAATGAAATCTCCTCTGGTCTCCAGAAATAACCTAATTGTTGTTGATTCAACTTATCAAATATAGGATATTTCATATCACTATATTGTTGAACCTGTAAGTCATCTCCAAAAAACATTGGTTGTTTCATTTGGTCTAAATTTTTGTCTTTGTTAAATACACTCTTTGCCATTTTTACTCTTTTCTCTCCTTAATATCATAAAAGTAGTTGTCGTCATCACCTGCTGTCCATTTTTGTTCACATTCTACACTATACTCTTGCGTGGACACCTTGAAGTCTGGAAACTTCAATTCGCTAGGAGTATAACTCTTGTCATAGAATATAACTCTGTTGTTAGGTTGAGCGGCAAAATAGCCGTTCTCTAACCTTAATATATTAAATGACTTATGTTGTGATGGTACTTCACTATAAGTCACATTTCTTTCTAAATTCGTACTATTCGCATTATCAATTGTAAACATATACCAACCTTTATACCATTTTTTATTTGGCGACAAATACTTACATTGGTTGCCTGATAACATCTGTTTTTCGACAATTGCGATATCATAACTGAAACAATCCCATAACTGTAACTCTGTTAGAGGAACATCCTCTGGTACTTCTTTTTTCCATGTAAACGCACTAATAGGCAATTTGTCATATAAAGCACCATATTCAGGAATATAAGTTTCAAAGTATAATGCTCTACCTTGAATTGACTTTGCCGTAACCCATACACCCTCAACTAATTCACCATGTCCTTTTTGGCCGTCATATAGATACTCTTTCTTAATATACACATCAACATGAGGTATATTGACACACAAATATGCCATAAGTTTCCCTTTCTATATTGTACAACTATCACAATCCTCGTCTTCTAATTTATTACTCAAAATTTCAGAGCCGTAGTTTTGCAATGGTTCTTCGACATTATCTTTCCAACCTAAACTATGTGTTGGTTCGTCAATGTCTTTTTTAGCGTCATAAGTGTTTTGATAGTAAGAAGTCTTCCAACCATACTTGTATGTTGACAATAAGTCTTGTGCCATAACAGACACAGGTACCTGGTTGTCTTCATAATTTTCTGGATTGTAAGACCAATTACCACTAATTGCTTGGTCAAAATACTTTTGCATTACTGCAACGATATTTATATATCCTTCATTCCCTTTCATGTCCCATAATAGAGTATAAAAGTTCTTTAATCTCTGATAATCTGGCACAACTTGTTTTAGTGTACCTTTTTTAGACTTTTTAATACTCAAATAATCTCTAGGTGGTTCGATACCATTTGTCGCATTTGAAACAACACTAGAAGATTCAGACGGCATTTGAGCAGATAAGGTGCTATGTCTTAAACCATGCTCTTTGATATCTTTACGGAGTTGTTCCCATTTCATAGATAGTTTTCTATTTGAAATTTCATCAACTTCTTTTTTGTAAGTATCAATAGGTAGGATACCGTCTGAATATTTTGTACGGTGGAAGTATTCACAAGGACCTTTTTCTTTAGATACTTCGTTACTTGCTTTCAATAGATAATATTGAAATGCCTCTGTTAATTGGTCAACTTCTTTCCACGCAGCTTTCTCATTATAACTTAATTTATTTTTTGCTAGATAGTGTGCAAGACCAATATAACCAATACCAAGACTTCTTCTTGCCTTTGTAGATACTTCGGCAGCTTTAACTGGATATTTTTGATGGTCAATAATTTCATCTAATGCTCTTACAGCAAGGTCACATAGTCCTTCTAATTCATCTAAGTAACCAATCTTACCTACATTGATTGCACTTAAAATACATAACGCAATCTCACCCTCACCATCAATATGGCTAATAGGTGTTGTTGGTAATGTAATCTCTTGGCATAAGTTTGACATGTAAACTCTATCTTTAAAACTAGAATGAGTATTACAATGGTCAATGTTCATTATATAAATTCTACCGGTTTCTGCCCTTTCTTTAAGCATGGCAAAGAACAATGTTTGTGCTGACACTTTCTTTTTACTAACACTTGTTTTTCTTTCTGCTGTTCGGTACAGTTCGTCAAATTCTTCACTTCCCCATGCCTCGTAAAGTTCTGGTACTTCGTGTGGCGAGAAGAGTGTAATGTCTTCGTCATTTATAAACCTTTCATAAAATAATTTTGACAACTGAATTGAATAATCTAATTTTCTAACTCTGTTATCCTCTGTCCCTTTATTGTTCTTTAAAACAATAATGTCTTCTATTTCTTTGTGCCAAACAGGGAAATGAACCGTTGCACTACCCCCTCTAACACCGTTTTGAGTACAACACTTAACCGTTGCTTCAAATTTTTTGAGGAATGGTACAACTCCTGTGTGCTGGACTTCACCGCCTCTAATTCTCGAATTGATTCCACGAATACGGCCGGCGTTAATACCAATACCAGCCCGCTGTGCAACATAATTGCCAATAGCCATATCACTACTGAAAATACTAGGCAAAGTATCATCAACATCAACCAACACACAACTAGCATACTGCTTAATAGGTGTTCTAACACCGGCCATAACCGGAGTAGGAATATTGATTTTAAATCTTGAAATAGCGTCATAATATTTTTTAACATATGTCAATCTCTTTTCTTTTGGGTACTTGGCAAATAATGTAGCACTAATCATCATATACATAAATTGTGGTGATTCAAATAACTCACCTGTACTTCTATCTTGTACTAGATATTTGTCAACGACTTGTTGTAGACCAGCATAAGTGAAATCATAATCTCTCTCATGCGAAATCCAGTTTTCCATTCTATCAAAATCTTTTTTATCATACCATGATAGAATTTCTTTATCGTAAATACCTTTATCAACACATTTGTTAACATGGTCAAAAATATGTGGGTGGTCCCACAATCTACGAAAAATTTGTTTTCTTAGACTATAGAGTAATAGTCTAGCAGCTACATATTGATAATTAGGATTGTCTAAAGAGATAAGGTCTGAAGCGGACTTGATTAGAATTTTTTGAATTTCATCTGTAGTCATACCATCATAAAATTGTAGACCACTAGACATCTCTACCTGAGATGATGATACACCTGTAATATCTTCACATGCATACTCAACCATTTCATGTATCTTTTCAATGTTAAGAGGTTCACTTCCTCTGCCGTTTCTTTTTTGTACATTTAATATTTCTTTATTTACCATCTATTTCTCCTAACATTTCTTAAAGTAACTTAATTTGGTTAACGCTTCTAATTGAGCAAAGGTGTTGTTACTTATAATAGTTTGCACCTCAGCCTTACTCATTCCAGATAGAATCATATCGTTAATGTCTTTATGTCGCATGTCATCTGGCCACACGACTAAGTTGTAATCTTTCTCTATCACATCATACATTCTTTTAATAATTTCTTTGTTTCTTGGTTCGTTATCGAATATGTAAGTTATATTATCAGGTTCTATTCGTAATGTCAAGTCTGCACCGGCAGCTGCTAGACAATTATTTAAAAACATACTGTCGATTGGTCCTTCAACTATAGTCACATGTTCTTGTAAGTTCACAGTTTCTAAACCATAAACCTTTTGTTTATTCTCGTCTAACTTAATAGTTAGATATTTCGGTTGTTCTTTGCCGAATGCTCGGCCTTGGAAAGCGAACACTTTACCGTCTGCGTCATAGAAAGGAATAATTAATCTTGGATGTTCACCTTTCGTGTGACTAAAAGTATTTGGCTTCACTTTGTTAACAAAAGCCATAAACTTATTACATAAAAATAATTTAGAATGATACGATTCGGGTATCTTTCTATTTAAAACATAATCTAAAACTGGATGGCCTTCTTTTAGTTCGCTAACTGATTGAAGACCATTCAGTATGTCTACCTCTTTAAATTCTGGTTTAAAGTTTGTAAACTTCGGCTGGGGCGTGGAGGGTGCCGACCCTTTGTATCTCTCTAATAGGTATTGTTCATACTTCTTATTGTCTATAAATTTTAGAAAATTTGAAAAAGATTGTCCTTCACCACAGTTATGGCATTTGAAAAACATATCATTTTTCACTCTGTAGAAGTAAGCTCTGGCCTTTGTCTTGTTCTTTTTAGAATCACCACAA